CAACATTTTAAAAAAAACGGTTGACTTTGTTTATCTAGGCATTTATAATAAACCCGTTATCCACAATGTTGTAGATAACACACATGGCAAACATGGCAAACATTTTAGGAGAAATATCATGGCCTCATTAGCAGAAATCCGAGCGAAGCTCTCGGCAATGGAATCGAAAGGTTCTAATCAATCGTCACAACAAAGTGACAACGCAATTTATCCACACTGGAATATCGACGAAGGAACAAGTGCAACACTTAGGTTTTTACCTGACAGTGACACTACTAACGACTTCTTTTGGGTAGAGCGTCAAATGATTCGTCTAACCTTCCCAGGTGTATTAGGCGGAGAAAACAAACCAGTTACAGTACAAGTACCTTGCGGTGAAATGTACGGTGACACTTGTCCAGTATTAACTGAGGTTCGTCCTTGGTTTAAAGATGCAAGTCTAGAAGACATGGGTCGTAAGTACTGGAAAAAGCGTTCATATATCTTTAACGGTTTTGTTACAGATAATCCTTTGAACGAGGAAGCACCTGAAAACCCAATTCGTAGATTTGTAATTTCACCTCAAATCTTTAACATCATCAAGTCATCTTTGATGGACCCGGATATGGAAAATATTCCAACTGATTACCTTAACGGTACAGACTTCCGTGTTAGTAAAACAACCAAAGGTCAATATGCAGACTACAGTACTTCAAAGTGGGCTCGTAAAGAGAGTTCATTAGATGAAACTCAACTTGCAGCTATTGATGCAAACGGTTTGTTTAATCTAAAAGATTACTTACCTGCACAACCTACTGCTGAACATTACCAAGCAATTAGCGAAATGTTTCAAGCAAGTGTAGATGGCGAACTTTATGATCCAGCAAGATGGGGTAACTTCTACAAGCCATATGGCGTTGAAGTTCCTGCAAATGCTGTGCAATCAGGCGTACAAGCAACTACAGCACCAGCTCAACAAGCACCGGCTCCGGCTCCGGTAGCACCAACAGCACCTGTAGTAGAAACAGCGGCACCTGCAGCACCAGCACCAGCACCGGTAACTCCTGAGCCTGCTCCAGTAGCAGAACCAGCAGCGGCGGCTCCTGCAAGTAATGCGAGTGCAGATGATATTCTGAACATGATTAGAAACCGTTCTTAAGGAGACTAACATGCAGAAACCATTTGACTTAACAAAGTTCAGGACGTCCGTGACTAAATCCATTAGTGGAATTAGTGCAGGCTTCCATGATCCAAAAGATTGGATCAGCACAGGTAACCACACACTTAACTATTTAATTAGTGGAGACTTCAATAGAGGTATTCCACTAGGCAAAGTAAGTGTTTTTGCAGGTGAGTCCGGTTCAGGTAAAAGTTTTATCTGTTCCGGTAACATTGTAAAGGCGGCACAGGATCAAGGATGCCAAGTTGTATTGTTTGATTCAGAAAACGCACTTGACGAAGACTGGCTACAAGCATTAGATGTAGACACAACTCCTGAGAAACTTCTCAAGATTAGTGTTAGCATGATTGATGATGTTGCCAAAACACTAAGTGACTTTATGAAGGACTATAAAAGTAACTACGGTGATTTAGAGTATGACGAAATGCCTAAGTTGTTGTTTGTTATTGATAGTTTAGGTATGTTACTTACACCAACTGATGTAGCACAATTTGAAAAAGGTGACATGAAAGGTGATATGGGTAGAAAGCCAAAGGCTCTAACTGCCCTAGTGCGTAACATGGTTAACCAAATTGCACCATTCCCAGTAGGTATTGTTGCAACTAACCACACATACGCTTCGCAAGACATGTTTGACCCAGATGATAAAATCAGCGGTGGTCAAGGCTTTATCTATGCAAGTAGTATTGTTGTTGCTATGCGTAAACTAAAACTTAAAGAAGACTTAGACGGAAACAAAGTTTCTACTGTACAAGGTATTCGTGCCGCATGTAAAGTTATGAAGTCTAGATACAGCAAACCTTTTGAAGGTGTGCAAATCAAGATTCCATATGAAAGCGGAATGGACCCTTATAGTGGTCTAGTAGAAATGCTAGAACAGAAAAGTCTACTTACTAAAGTTGGTAATAAACTATCCTATGTCTCACCTGTAACAGGCGAAGAGATAAAGGAATTTAGAAAAGGATGGACATCTGACAAGTTGCAAGTCATTATCGATGAATGGGATAAAATTCCAGAAGTTGCAGAAGTTGACGAAGACATGGTAGATGAGCCAGATGTAATTGATCCTATGGAGGACTCATTAGATGAATCATGATATTAGTTTCCTACACGAGTTGTGGGATAGCATTAAGCACTTTGTCCCTAAGAAAGACAAATTGCAAACTGCAGAACAACTAGTTCGTGTGTTTGACGAAAACGCAGATATCGGAGAAATCGAAGATTCATTAAACGAATTTGATGGCATTATGAGAGCATCTATTGTATCACATTTTGAAATCAGTTCAGTAAATGATGACGAAGACGACGAAGACGGGGATTGGGATTAAATGAGTACTTGGTATAATAAAGTTACTTCGAACCTTGGTGACATAGTAGATGCTATTAGTTACTTCGAGAATGAACTTGACGGTGCCAAGTATGAATGCCGAATCAAAGGGAGCCTGGAAAGAGCCAGTGCCTCCCTGCCCGGTATTACAGAACACCGATTCAATCAATTACAAGAGATCGAAGCAATCCTTGAACACTTAAATATTGCACTCCGTAAGGAGCGTAGTGTTGTGTTTAGGAAGTTCTTCGAGACATATAATAGACAACTTACCAGCAGAGATGCTGAAAAGTATGTTGATGGTGAGCAATCTGTTATAGATCTAACCCATTTGTGCAATCAGTTTGCATTATTGCGTAATAGGTATTTGGGCATTATGAAAGGTCTCGATACTAAACAATGGCAAATTGGGCATATCACTAAACTAAGAACAGCAGGAATGGAAGATATCACAATAGATTAGGCGTAAGTCATTGATTTATTTGTGATATTTTCACTTGACTTCTTATGCTTTTGACTGTATAATATACACATAAAGCAAAAAAGGAGTAAGAAATATGTTATCGTTTATAGCCGCACTAATACCATTATACTTTGTGTATGCAATTATTGGTTCTGTGTTTAGCTCTAAAAACGGTGCAGAATTGCTTGGTTCTTTTGCTGGTATTTTACTTGTTCTTTGGATTTTTAGCCTTATATTTTAAGGTTGACACGAACTCATTGATACTGTATAATACATGTATTGTTTAAATTAACGCCTGTGGGAGGGCTAGATATGTCAAACTTTGTAAAAATAGAAAATGGTGTATACCGTAATCAACCGATTGAAGGAGTGTTTCCTTTGATTAAACCAACTCAACAAGGAAAGAAAGGATACTTTGTGACTGTAGATGCATCAGCATTATTAGGACCAGAGCGTACTTCAATCCGTGTTGTAGTACCAACACTAGCAAGTGTTGAGCCTTTAGCAGATGCCGAAGGTGAGAAACTTGTTGAAACTGCTCCAGAGACTGAGGCTAAGCCTAAAGAAACTGATGAGCAGGCAATGGCTAGAATCCGTGAGCGTTTCGATATACTAGACCAAATGACTGATGCTGTGGCAAACGGTGTTGTTAGAGGTCTTATTGTAAGTGGCCCTCCGGGTGTTGGTAAGTCGTTTGGTGTTGAGTCTATTCTCGATATGTACGATGCAGAAACTAAACTTGCAGGTCGTCCACCGAGAACAGAAGTTGTAAAAGGTTCAATGACACCAATTGGTTTGTACCAAACATTGTTTAACAATTCAAACAAAGGTGACATCCTTGTGTTTGATGACTGTGACAGTATCTTATTTGATGAGGTATGCTTGAACATGTTGAAGGCAGTACTTGACTCAGGTAAGAAGCGTACAATTAGTTGGAAGTCAGAATCAGCGGCATTGCGAAGAGAAGGAATTCCAGATAGGTTTGAATTCTCAGGAGGTTGTATCTTTATCACTAATGTGAACTTCGAGAATGTTCGTAGTAAGAAGATACAAGACCACTTAGCGGCGTTGATGTCGAGATGTCACTACATGGACTTGGAAATGGATAGTGTTAAAGATCGTTTCTTAAGAATCAACCAGATTGTTAAGGACGGTATGCTAGACGAGTACAAGTTTGGTGATGAAGGTAATGCAGAAGTCGTAGACTTTATGCATGAAAAGGCTAGTAGGCTTCGAGAGATATCATTAAGAATGGTACTTAAGATAGCCGACTTAAAACAAATGTCTCCGGACACCTGGAAAGGATTGGCCGAGAGCACTTGTATGAAGCGTTTGGGATTTTAAATACTCCCACAGTAGCCTAGACGCTTCGACTGGTACACTCCTCAATTATGGGGAGTGTACTTTTTTTCATTTATATTAATAAGGAGAAATAATGAAAAACTTAGTAACACTGCTTTTATTACTCGCAACGAGTAATGCAGTTTTAGCAGAAGACTCTAATCTCATTGAAGAGATTGTAGTTGTTGGATCAGTAAGTCAAGTAGACACCACGGATGTATCAGACGATATGGCAATAATTGAAATTGTTATGCCGGCTACTTCATTTGTAGCAGGTGGATATGGTGGATTTGCTGGCTTTAATGAACGAGGTACTCAAACTACACACACAACCGTGTACAGGAACGGTGTACCAGCAAATGATTCCGGCTCAGGCTGGTATGACTTTGCACATGATGTTGTGAGTGGACTCGAGACAGTTAACATTGTTTCAGGACCTAACAGTGTTCTTTATGGCTCTGGTAGCCTAGGCGGAACAGTGTTTATAAATGACAAAATCGAAGACCAAGCAGTTCTTAGACTTGGGGAGCATCATCAATTGCTAAATGTAGCAATACTTGACTCCATAAGTGTATCATCATTTGATGTATCTAATGACAGTGTGCGAAACGATAATACTGAAAGAGATGACTATAAAAATACATCTATTAAATCAGTCAGAGACATTTATGGTTTTACTTTAGCAATGTCACATGTAGATTATGAATACGATTATGATAATTGTTATACATCATCTTTTTCACAGTCAAATGAATGTGTACAAGAAGGTACAAGGACTGACATTAGTGTAAGGAACGAACATGTAACAATTGGTTATAACAAAACTGAAAGTGAATACTTCACCGAAGGTGTAAGTACTTATTCAAATGATGCAGATCGTTATTACTTTGATGCCAGAGATACTTTTAATCTTAATCCTGTAACAACTATTGTGTCAGGTATTACATACGATAAAGAAAACTACATTGGTGAGTCACAGGATGATGTTAGTGGCTATGCTGTTATTACATATAACAACCAGTTGCAGTTTGGCACACGAGTAAGTGAAGATGCAAGAGTATACAGACTTGGCTTTGATAATAGTAAAGGTTTCTTTGCTAACATTAGTACAAGTTATCGTAATCCTACATTGTATCAACAATACGGCGACTCATGGGTAAAACCAAACTTAGGTTTGAAGCCTGAAGAAGGAACTGGATTTGAAATTGGTTACTTAGGTCTTTCATACTTTGCATATGACTTTGATGAAAATATTGACTACGATGGCAGTTCTCAGCAATATGTTAACACAGGCGAATATGAAACCAAAGGTGTCAGATTCCAAGACATGTATGCTGTACCTTATGGTAGTTTAAATGTTTTTGTAGCATATACAGATACTGATCAACCTAGAGTACCTGCGTACAAAGGTCGTATTTCATACTTTGCTAGTTTCGGTGAAACAACTGCTGAATTAAGTTATACAGCACAGTTTGATAGAGACCCTGGACCGTATGATGGTGCATCGTTGGATGATATTAAGTCCGTAGACTTTGTATTGAGAAAACAACTATCTGATAAACTTGGATTAGCATTTACAGTACAAGATGTACTAGATGATGTTGTTGAAGTATTACCAGGATATGACGCAGGAGGACGCAAGTTCTTCTTGACATTAACATACAAGTAGACTATAATAGCGTATGCCTAAAGTAACTTTAGAAATAAGAGATGAAGTAAATGTCAAGTTCGTTGGACTTGATGTAGCAACTCGCAGAAAGATATCCGAAGCAGCCAAATACTTTTTACCGTATGCATATCATATGCCTGCATACAAACTAGGTAGATGGGATGGCTGTGTAAGATTCTGTGATGTTGGCGGCAG